GCCACATCACAATAAAGAAAACTGGGATCTACAGGAAGCTAATCTTTTTAACGCGTACCTAAACAGTGACGAAATGAAAGCGTCTCGCTATGACCTTGGCGTAGAGCACTGTGAAAAAGGTATCCAGCCAACCAACCACGACGCCGATTACCTTAACGGTTACGGCGACCAATATGCGCGGGAGCAGTCAGCCAGCGCGGAGGAAGTATAATATGAGTATTGAATTATCTGTCAAGCAGCTCCCAATTGTGCAAGCCAAGCTTGTCGCTCCGAAAGGTCAAACAAACAAATTTGGTGGATACAAGTACCGAAGCTGTGAGGACATTTTGGAATCTGTTAAGCCTTTGCTTTCTAATATAGGTGCGTCCATCAGTGTTAGCGATGACATCGTTATGCTGGGTGACAGGTTCTACGTTAAAGCTACGGCCTGCATTACGTTTGCGGACGGCTCATCATCTTCTGGTGTAGCTTTTGCCAGAGAGCCGCTCAATAAAAAGGCATGGACGAGGCGCAGATCACTGGGGCGACATCGAGCTATGCACGTAAGTATGCTCTGAACGGTTTGCTTGCTATTGATGACACTAAGGACGCTGACACTAAGGATAACAGGGAGAAGCCGAAGGCTGCTTCGATTAGCGCCAAGGTGTTAGAGGATTTTATGCAGTGCAAGTCAATGGATGAGCTACAGTCACTTTGGTCAGGGCTTGACGATAAGTCTGCATACACTGAAGCCAAGAATGAAGCTAAAGCGAGGTTAGCGTAGTGGCTTTAGATCCCCGGCGAAAAGGCCGCTTAACCGCGTCGAACTTTGGCGCGGCGATAGGCCTTAATCCGTACATGTCTCGGCAAAAACTGTTCAGAACAATCAAAGGCCTTGAACCTAAATTCACGGGTAACGAAATGACTGAGTGGGGAAGCAAACATGAGCTCACAGCAGTCGACGCCTATGAAGCGGACCAAGGTGTGTTGACGACAAGGAGCGGTGATGATCAGCAGTTCATCATACATAAAACCATAGACTGGATGGGATGCACCCCTGACGGTTATGTATTTGACAACAGGATTATCGAGGTTAAGTGCCCGTGGTACAAAATGTACGACCAAATTCCGGAATACTACATGGCGCAAATGCAGGGTCAGATGATGATTACTGACACGAGTGAGTGTGACTTTGTTGTATGGTACCTAGAAGACAAGGATGAGATGGACCTAACTAAAGCTGAGTTAGCAATTTGGCGCGTGCAGAAAAGCACCAAATATTGCAAAGAAATGCTGGCGCTGCTCGACGAGTTCTGGCAAAGCGTTCAGGAAGATGTTGAACCAAAAAAGCGCAAAAAACCTGTCCTCCCGACAGTGACGTGCGATTTATTATTTTAGGAGATGACGAAAATGAAAATATTAATAACAGTATTGGCAGTAACTTTTAGTATGGGTGCGAGCTCTGAGACTTACCTTGAGTCACAGGATGGAAAGTATTTGGGCCAGTTAGGTGGCAGCAAATACGATCAAAACTCAACAAGCAATCCTTACGGCCGGTATGGCAGCAAGTACAGCCCTGACAGCATAAACAATCCTTACGGCCGGTATGGCAGCAAGTACAGTAACGAGTCGCCAAACAATCCATATGCGACTCAGCAGCCCCGAATTATCAACCGATAAACAATTACATCATAGGAGAACAAAATGAGTATAGGAATAAGCATGAGCATTAATGTAAGCGAGATTGACAAGGCGCGCTTGCATCAAGGCAGAAAAGGCAAATACTTGGATATTACCTGCTTCATCAACGACGAGCTAGACCAATACGGTAACCGTGGCATGGTCACTCAGTCTGTTAGTCAGGATGAGCGGGCAGCAGGTGTTCGCGGGAATATACTGGGTAATGTATCAGTATTCACAGGTACTGATGTCAAGTACATTCCAAAAGGCGCACCGGCGAAGCCAGTCAACCCAGCACCGGAACTGGAAGACGATATATTTTAAACGGTCAGGGGTACTTTTAAACGGCCCATGCTGAGTCGTTAAAAAAGCAATTATGATTAGAGCCTTGGCCGGTGTCTTTATTCTCTTTAATAATTGTAAAAAGCAGAAACCCATGGAGGCGCAATACACGAATTGGTGTGTGTTGCGCCTTTTATGCATATAAACTTGCATAATGTAAATCGTTGCTTTATAATATATACATAAATTAAATAAACCAACGGAGAACGACATGGGTCAAGTAGTTATCGAAAAACAAATAGAGCTTCCAATAGATGGGTCGCAGTCTGAATTAGTTAGGTGCACCATTGACCTAATAAAAGACATAAAACGCGAGGGCCTGTACCGTACAACAACAACACAATATTATTCTGACGGCACCCAGCGCTCATGGTCTGAACAGTACGGAAAAAAATGGCAGCATGATATTAAAAAGCAGTTCGGTATTAAATAACCTAACGGCCCCTTCGGGGGCCAATTCAACGGAGAATAAAATGAACATTACAGAAAATTTGCTAAAAAGAATCAACCACAGACTGACTGAAACTAAAGCGCCGTGTAAGTTGTACGCAACAGAGTCAGCGGCAAACAAGGCAGGCTTAAAAGTAGCAACTAAAGCGGCTAACCACTTCGCTCCAAACGGCGAGCAAGATACAAAACCCGCTAACTACTTAGTTCTGTTCATTCCAGCTATAGGCAAATGGACTGCTTGCGTTGATATGAATCAGTTATTGTCGAGGCCAAACCGTCAGGGCGGCTACGTTGGTATTTGCGGCGACTTTTACACTTACTAATTATAACGGCCCCTCCGGGGGCCATTTTCAACGGAGAATAAAATGAGCAGCAACATGGGAAAGATGACTAACACTGGAAGATGGTCTGGACCGCGCAGTGAAAGCGAGAGTGCTGGGATAGTGGAGCGCAGCATTTGCCCGGCTTGCAACAAAAACCACAAAGGCAAACCAAGTGCTAAGTGCAGCAGAATTAAGCAGCAAATGCGTCTACGGGGAGAGTTATGAAAACATTTATCTTGCGCAGCGGTCCAAATCTAGACAGCGTCAAGCGCGGCATTTACAATGAGCTGAAGAGTCTTAATCTAGACAAGCCCAAAAAAGTGACGATATCTGAGTATAAAGAAAGCAAAACATTGGAGCAGCGTTCTGCATTTCACATGCTGTGCAGATTCTTCGGTGACGAGCTGGGCTACACTGAGAATGAGATGAAGCAAGCTATCGTCGCAGAAGTGTACGGCTCAAAGCAAGTGCTGGGACATGCAGTTCATCAATCAACTGAGAAGCTAAAGCGTGACGACTACTCAGCTCTGATAGAGCAAGTGTATGTGATTGCTGGCGGCATGGGTGTTCAGCTACCATCAATTGGGAGACAGTATGAGTAACGCAGCAGGGAAACGTCACATGGGCAAGGTGGCAGCGCTGGGGTGCTTGGTCTGCGATAGTCCAGCCAACGTGCATCACATTCGCACAGAGCGTATCAAGAGTGACTTTCTAGTGGTCCCATTATGCAGAGAGCATCATCAGGGCGACTTCAGCATTCATAACAGCAAGGAACAGTTCACAAATATTTACGGAAGTGAACTTCATTTATTAGCGGAAACATTGGAGCGATTAGCATGAAACATTACAAAACTGATATCGGTAGCCACACGATGGCCGACTTGATGGCACTGACTGGCAAGAGTCGCTCAACTGTAAACTCAATGATACGCTCTGGCGGCTCGTTCAAGCCCGGTGCGCAGGCTAGAC